GCGCAGCAAAACGCAACTTTAGTTGCGATCCTGGGCGAAAAAAGCCCCGATATATTCGGGGTTTATTTTAGTTTATTCCAAAATTGGATTATCTGATCGCCCTATATATTCCCAGTGGTGGGGATTAAGTGGCGACCTAACAAGTATTTTCTCAGCATCTTTTTTATCGTATGCTTTAACAATGTATATATCCTGGTCAGTCATAGACCAGCAAGCCCTAAAAACAAAGTATTTCATATTTAATATAATCGGGGTTATTAGCCCCGATTATTTATTATTTTGCGGCAAAGTTATTTTTTACCTGAAAATCGCGCCAGTTATAGGGTTTGATTTTCTCGCGCCAGTCGCGGGTTTTTAATATGCGAGTTAATATCGGCAATTCAAAATCGCGCGCATCTTCTAGCGCAGTATGTGGCTCAGTTACAAATTCATTATTAATAAACCCGCTAACAGTTTCGGCATTAGTTGAAAATGTCATATTGCCGAATTTTGTGGGAGAGTTAAACGCATGATTATCTAGGGCAAATTGTCGATATGCTTTTTTATTGCAGATATTACCGACTGCGGCCTGCCATAGGCAAAATTTTGCAGAAAAACCTGATATGTCAATTTTAGTATTCTCGCATTTTGACAAATCAAATGCTAGATTATAAGCAGTCAGCGAAGGGTTATATTTGCCGATTGCCTGATATATCCAACGATTAATAGCGGCAACCGATGCAACCATGCGAGTGCCTGATTCAAGCATTGCAGAATAATTTGCTTTGCGTTTATTCAAACCCGCATAACCCCAAATATCATTAGCATTTTTATCGTGGAATAATTCGTGAGTATTATAATGGTCTGCAACCATAACCGCACATTGATTATATATTTTGCCTTTGCGGTCACAAATAATAATGGCAAAATCTGCCACAGTATCGGCTATAGTAGTTTCAGTATCTAAAATAGCGAAATATTGTTTTTTAGCCATGATATTAATGCCCTTGAAGTGATGGAATATAAACACCGCGAATATCGAAATAATCGCAAACCGCTTTAAGATAATCTACATTATCTTCGTAAAATATTATATCAGTAATATCACGAAATTGTTTTAGATTAAATAATTTTTTCAAACCCATTATTTTTAGTAACCCACCTGAGCGAGTATCGCCATCAATGCGTGATATAATGCCATTTGGTTTGCCTAAGTATTCTGCAATAAAACGATTATCGGCATCACGCAAAATTCGCGCAGTGGCAATTATAACATAGCAGTTTTCATCTGCCATATCTGCAAAATATTGTTTTGCCAATGGTAGCAGTGAATCGCCCATTGCACGATATTCATTTTCGCGCCAGTATGCCAAATCAATTTTATCATTAATTGTGCGATACCGATGCAAACTGCAAACAATAGTGCCATCCATGTCATATATGGCAATGCGTTTTTTAGGAGTGTGTTTTGTTGTCATGCAGTGATTATACCCCATTGTGGCCAGGAATTCGCACCAATAGTTGCAAAATTCGCAGGTATAGTTGCGAAAATCGCAACTATAGTTTGTGACAGCCCCCAAAATTATATGGTATAATTTTGGCGCACCAAATCGCAACTTTTATTGCGATTTAGTTGGAAAAAGAAAAACCCGCCTAGGCGGGTTTATTTTATTCAAACTGATTTAGTATATCTTCAACCGATGTGGCATTTTTAAAATGCAACAAAAACAATTCAGCGCGGTCGCCAGTAACTAAATGCGAATGCCAAATGCCAGTATTAAAAGAATAAATATCCCCATCGCGAATATCTACCGATTCAATCATAGTTGAATTAATAAATTCTTCGGTGGGATTATCAAGTATCTCCAAGATATTATCGTCAGTCATACCAAAAAAGTCATTACCAAATTCGCCAATATCGTGAAAATTCACAGTACCCGAATTGTTACCCTTTACCAAAATGCACAAATTCATTGTGCTAGATTCATCATAGATATGACGATGCATACCCCAATTACCGATATAATTTTTGCCGATGTAATAATGCAAACCGAATTCATCCATCAATTCCACCAATTCGGGAAAAGTAGCGGCCACATCTTCCCATGTAGTACGCAAACGCAAGCCTTCCAAACCATCAGCCAAACGAACGATAGTATTTTCTTCTACCGACCCTTCGCAGATACCCCAATAGTCCGCACCGATTGCCCGTGGGTCGCGACCGAAAATATACCCTTCGGCAATGGTCAGCAAGCGCACCAATTCAGAGAATTTTTTAGCCTTGAATTGCACAAAATTTGTGCCATAGTCTTTTATCATAATATTTGTCCTAGAGTGTAAGTGATTGAAGCCCTGATTATAGGGCAAAACGGCCAGGAATTCCAAACCATTCTTGCGATTTGTCTAAGGGTTTGCCCTAGTGCAAATCGCAACAAAAGTTTGTGACAGCCCCCAATTTTATATGATAAAATTGGCGCCTCAAATCGCAACTTTTGTTGCGATTTCCTGGTTATTTATTAGCTAAGCGCCGTTTTGCTTCCTGCCAAGTATATTCAAAAGTACCTGCGCGAGTATACGGAATGCGAATAGGTGTGGGTGTGGGTGTGGGTTTGTTATTCATGATATTATTCCCAGCCCATAAATTCTTTGTAATGATTCCAGTTTACCGATAGGAAATCCCTAAGAGGGTAATTTGAAAATGTCCAGTCTAGCAGGGCAATCAGGGGCAAGAAAAGGGTTATCAATATGCGAGCGATCATAGTTTTTTCCTATTAAAACGAATTGTACAAACCAACTAAATTTGCCAAAAGAAAAGTGCCATTTAGTACGATTAAAGGCATATCACGATTTTTAATGCCAACAAATAACCATGAAACAGAACCGACAATAAATAAACAATAGCCCAGGAAAACAATTTTAGTTGCTACCATGAAAGCACCAACTATGCTTGCAAGAGTACCGATCCAAGAAAAGAATTTTATCATAGTGTCATTGAGTGATATTTGTTAGGGGCTAAGCCTAATTGTAACATAATTTTACCCCAATTTTCGCCATGTCCACAAGTATATTCAGAAACACCGAATAAATTAAAATCGGCCTGATGTGCCAATTCATGCGGCAATATGACTAAACGCATATTTGCATCGTGTTTAGCAAAGAATTTTGCGCCTAGGTGAATACGATTTTCTTCCTGATAGCATTTTCCTGCTGTACGGGTTAACCGATTGCAAAGCACAATTTTCGGCGGGTTATAACGCACCAAGCGAGTGTGAATTTCGCAGAGTGTATCCCAAACCGCGCTAGTCTGAGAATCTACGATATGCTGAAGTGTTTTGCTCATGCAGTAATTATAAAGCGGGTTTCAGAAAAAAGCGCACAAATAGTTGCGAAATGCGATTGATTTTACCTATTGACCCGATAGCGAAAATAAATCGCATTTCGCAACAAAAGTTGGTGACAGGGGCCAAAATTATATGATATAATTTTGGCGCGCCCAACGCTAACTATAGTTGCGATTTTGGCGCCTCCAATTGCAACTTTTGTTGCAATTGGAACAATAGGGGTAAACCCCTATTGTGCTTACGCAGGCTTGCTGTTAGCAAGCGCAGCAAAGATTTTCACCAATGCAGTCTTATTCGCCTTAGTCAGCGATTCAGTCTCCGATTCGGTGAGCATAAGCACCGCACCGATAGCGTCAGCGTGAACATCTTTTTTCACGGGTTTTTCGCCCGTTTTGCTGATGTAGGTTTTAGGGATGTAAACCTTCTCGCGAGAGAGTTTAGCTACCACAGAGCGAACCGATTTGCCTAAGCTTTCGGCAATGGTTTCGACAGCGATACCCGCTTTGTAATCAGCGACCATCAAAGCAGTTTGCTCAGGCGTGTAATTAACAGCCTTGTCAGCCTTAACTACATTGGTAGTTTTGCCGTTGATGGTGGTTGCAGAGTAGATCATAAAATTTCCTTTAAGGTTAGGGATGGGAGAAAAAGTATTATAGCACAATTTTTAGCAGATAGTTTATTCTTCTTCAAAATATTGCGTAATAGCGGCAATGGCTTCGGTTAGGTTTCCAAAACGAATATCGTTACGCGCGCAAAATTCTGCGAATTCTTTTTGCTGTTCAGTAGTGTATGGCATGGCTAGATTATAGCGGCAAAAGCGCCAGGAATCAACAACAAAATTTGCGATCTATATAGGTACAAACCCTAACGCATTTCGCAACAATAGTTGGTGGCAGGCCCCAATTATATGGTGTATAATTGGCGCCTCCAACTTTAGTTGGAGGCCTGGCCTAGTGGATAACAGGGTTAGCTGTGCGAATCACAACCACCCTTGCGGCAAAGTCAACCAACGCACCGCGAGGGTTAGGGATAGCATCTTCTTCTGCCATGCGTGGAAAGTAGTGCCGCATGATGTAATCGCAAGCATCATTGATAACCCATGCGCGAGAGTATGCAGGGCTAGGCAATGGCTCAAGGCCCAATTCATTGAATGTAAGTATCATAGCGGTGCGATCCTATCGTTAGTAAGTGAAAAGAAAAGATTGGTAGGCATAGCGTCAACATCGCGAATGCTACAATAAGGGCCATCAAAGCCAAGCCTAAAGTCTAGGCCATGATGCCAGTCGGTGTAAGCTTTCAGCCATGATGAATAGCTACGACCATATGCAGGGTAAAGGATATCCATTACAAAATGTCTCCATCAATGCGTTGTGCGAGAATGATTACAATCATAGGCAAGCCGCCTACGATTACAGAAAGAAAGATGCCTAAGTATTCCATGATGTATCCTTGTTAGATGAACATATTGTAACACAAAAAATCGCAAGTAATGTTGCGATTTACATTAGATTGCGTGCTATACTGGGAGGGGGTACCCATCAGCCAGGGGCGGTTATCGGACTAGTTTTTATACAATGTCACACCGGCCCATCCGCATGCGGTATTTTAATAAAACTCAACAAAATATTTTCGGTGCTAGACCTCATACAAAAACACGCACTTGCACATGTGCTGCCCACAGTGCTATAATCGCCACAAAGGAAAAAATTCGCCATGTCAAAAAATTTACCCGCTGTTACCCCTGCTGAAGTGTTGGACATATCGCCGGAAGCTCTGGAAATTGCTAACTGCTACCTACAAGATCAAGATGCCGCCAGTGTTGCAGAAACGCTACAAATTCCACAAACATTGGTAACTCAAACACTGGCCCGCAAAGACGTCAAAGCCTATATCGATCAGGTTTTCTTTGACGTAGGTTTCAACAACCGTTTTAAAATGCGTGCTGCAATGGATGCACTAATTAAAAAGAAGTTTCAAGAATTAGAGGAAGCCGATGTGGGTTCCAGTAAGGATATCTTAGAAATTCTTGCACTGTCACATAAAATGACCATGGAACAAATGGCACGTCAAATCGAACTTGAAAAGCTGCAATCGTCCAAGGTGGTATCGCAAACCAATATTCAAATCAACGATGCCAGTGACGGAACTAAGTATGGTAATTTGATTCAACAACTTGTTAAAATGGATGAGAAAAAATGATCGTAGTGCTTGTGGCGTTTTTAATTTGGTGTGTGGTTAGCTTATTATGACAGATACTGAAAATTGGACAACAACCGATTGCGAAGATTTATGGTTGTTTGATAAACTAATCCTTGCCCGCCGACTAGGTTATGTGTGCGGGCCTGCAGGAGTGCCCGTGCCCGAAGCCGGTACTTATATTGTGCGACCCATTACTAACCTAGCCGGCATGGGCCGAGGTGCTAGTTTTCAGTACCTAGGTCCAAATACCCAACTTGAGCCAGGTTATTTTTGGTGTGAAGTGTTTACTGGCCAACATCTTTCGGTAGACTATGAGTACGGTGTGCCTGTGTTATCAGTAGAAGGTTTTCGCGATCATAACGCACAGCTATGGCGTTGGAGCCGTTGGCAAGCTACTACTGAAAGGCACCCAATTCCGCTTCCAGAACTAGCCAAATTTCCCAAACTTAATGTGGAGTTTATTTCAGGACATGCTATTGAGGTACACCTACGCCATAATCCGAATTTTGAGTACAACAACGTTGTGGCCATACCTGTGTGGGATGACGAGGTAATTAACACCACTCGAGATTTTGTTTCTAGTCCTGACTATAGAAGAAAAGGGTTTTATGTTAACGATTAGCCGACCGGACATTGATTGTGAGCAAATTACTGAATTCGATGCATCACGTCGATTTATTAAACTACCAATTGTTAACTACCTTAAGCTCTTACCAGCCATTGATCCAGTTACCCGTGCCATGTCAACTGCATGGGATCAAATCAACAGGCCCCAAATTGCGCTAATCAACGCAGTTAATAATCCCAGTTATCGATTTATCTGTGCTGCACTTGCGCGTCGCCTAGGCAAAACTTACATAGCCAATGTTATTGGTCAGCTAGTAATGTTAGTGCCTGGTTGCAATATTCTTATAATTTCTCCTAACTATAACCTATCGTCAATCTCGTTTGAACTACAACGGCATTTAATTCGCAGCTTTGACTTGGAGATGGAACGCGATAATGTAAAAGATCGTGTGCTAGAGCTAAAAAATGGCAGCACCATTCGCCTAGGCTCACTAAGCACAGTTGACTCAACTGTTGGTCGATCATACGACTTAATTATCTTTGACGAGGCTGCACTTGGTGATGGTGAGGCAGCATTTAATGTTGCACTACGTCCTACACTTGACCGCCCTGGTTCGAAAGCTATTTTTATTAGTACACCTCGTGGCAAAGCCAATTGGTTTTCAAGATTCTTTGACCGCGGTTTTAGTCCTGACTTTCCAGAATGGGTTTCGCTTACTGCTGATTACACTGAAAATCCGCGTATGTCGGAGCGTGATGTAAGTGAGGCACGTTCAATTATGTCGCGTGCTGAGTTTGAACAAGAATACATGGCATCGTTTAGTGTATTTGAGGGTCAGATCTTTCAGCTGGATTCGGCATTAGTCCTAGACTATGTGGCTCGTGATGGTGATGAGGTCATTGCAGGGCTTGACCCCGGTTACAAAGACCCAACAGCATTTGCTGTTATTGTTTATAGTCCACAGGATGATACTTATCATATTGTAGATGAGTATCAGGAATCACAGGCTACAACTGCGGGTCATGTTGATAGATTGCGTGAATTAATTGATAAATGGCAAAATGAAACTATATTTATTGACTCGGCTGCTGCACAATTTGCAGCCGACCTTGCCTATACTTATGATATTGCCACAATCAAAGCTAAAAAATCTGTGCTAGACGGAATTGCACTAGTACAAACACTTGTAGAACAAAACCGTATTCGAGTATCGCCACATTGTGAGAATGTGCTATTTATGTTTGACCAGTATCGTTGGGACTCACGTGAGACCCTGACCACCGAAAAACCCGAACATGGAATGGCATCCCATATGGCTGATGCAGTGCGTTATGCTATTTATAGTTTTACTATCGGTGGTTGATTGTCTTTTAATATAGGATTATATCATTAATCAAACTAAACAACAAGTATAAATTTTCTAGGGTGCTAGCTTAAAAAATTTAATACTTGACAATCCCATGCTTGTATGGTACAATAGGGGAATTAACAAACACGTGCAAAGAAAATGGCGAAAAATACCGGTAATAACCGCATACCAGTCAAATGGGTCCGAGACAAGGCTAAAGCAGCTTATGACAAAAAGGATACATGTTATATCTGCGGCACAAAAGAAGATTTAGAATTACATCATTTTAACTCAATAACAATCCTGCTGGAAAATTGGGCGGCTGCAAAAAAGTATAATATTTCAACCGATGACGGAATATTGGCTGTACGCGACGAGTTTATAGCAGAGCACCACAACGAACTCTACGAGCAAGTTAGAACGCTTTGTAATAAACATCACGTTGCGTTACATCGAGTATTCGGAAAAGCTCCTCCAAGTAATTCAGCTGTGCGTCAAGAACGCTGGGTTGGTATTCAACAGGATAAATTCACCGGAAAAGAAACTACTACTAAGACTGCAGTTGTTGGCTCATTCTTTAGCGCATTTACGTAAGGAATAAGATGGCTTGGTATAATACCGCAACTCAGTGGATTCGCGAAAAGCTGAATCCGGCTCAAGAAATAATTTTACGTCAGGAAGGTATCGTTGTTGGTAGCGATGCTCCGGCAAATTACAGAACCTCATTTAAAAAACTAGAAAGTGTAAACCGCGGTACAAGTATGATTGTATCGGGCTGCTCTAGTTTAGACTTTGATATAAAAGACAAAATTTCAAGCGATGTAAGTCCCGGTATGCGCCAAAAAACATTGGCAAACTTACTAAATTTCAGACCAAATCCATATCAAAGCGCACAAGATTTTAGAACTAATATTTTTACAGATTTTATTTTAGAAGGTAATATATTTATTTACTTTGATGGTGCTTTTATGTACCACCTACCTTCTTCAAGTGTACAAATTCTACCTGATCCAGTAACTTATATTAAAGGTTACAAGTATAATAATATGCAGGAGTTCAAACCTTCTGAGATTATTCATGTACGAGATGCATGTAGCAACTCTATATATCGTGGTAGTTCAAGATTACTTTCCGCTAACCGATCAATTGAAATCTTATATAAGATGCACTCGTTTCAAGAAACATTTTTTGAAAACGGTGCTATACCTGGAATGGTTCTTACAACAGATAATACTCTAAGTCAAATAGCAAAACAAAAAACAATTCAAAACTGGATCGCAAGCTATAGCCCAAAAAATGGTGCTCGCAAGCCAATGATTTTAGATTCAGGACTAAAGCCAAGCAGTGCATTTGATATTAGTTTTCAAGATATGGATTTTGATAACTCAATTAAATCGCACGATGTTAAAATATTAAAAGCACTAGGTGTACCAAGTATTTTATTAGATGGTGGTAATAACGCAAATATTTCTCCAAATATGCGTTTATTCTACCTAGAAACAATTATGCCAATTATTCGTAAATATACTTCAGCAATGGAAAGATATTTTGGATATGACATTGATGCCATTACTTCTAATGTATCAGCTTTGCAGCCAGAGTTAAAAGATATTGCATCGTACAACGTAAGCTTAGTTAATGGTGGAATTATTACTCCAAACGAAGCCAGAATAGAACTACGTTATGATACAAAACCTGGTAATGACGATCTACGTATACCGGCTAATATTGCGGGCTCAGCTGGTAATCCAGCATTAGGTGGTGCCCCTAAAAAACCTGAGGTACCTAAACCTTAAACAAAGGAGCATGATGAGTAAAAATAAAGTATTATTCATAGATAGTACTTTTACTAAACAGCTTCCCACTGGTGGCGAATCAATTGATTCAATTTATATCGAAGGTTACGCAAGTACTAACGAAGTAGATAGAGCTAATGATGTAGTACCTACCAGCGTATGGGAAAAAGGAATCCAAAACTACTTAAAGAACCCAATTATTTTAGCCCAGCACGATTATGATGACCCAATCGGCCGTATGGTAGAATATAAAATTGATTCTAAAGGTCTATGGATTAAAGCACGAATCTCGGCTGCGGCAGAGGTTTTTAATTTGGTAAAAGATGAAGTAGTAACTGCATTTAGTGTTGGATTCAGGATTAATGATGCTGAATATAATGCTGCAACAGAGTTATTTGTTGTTAAAGATTTAGAATTGATAGAAATATCAGTAGTTTCAATCCCCTGCAATCAAAATACTCTTTTTAGTTTGTCTAAAGCATTTTCAGATGCTGATGAGTACAACAATTTTAAACAGCAATTTGCACCCAAAAGCGAGTCAGCTAAAGGGCTAGAATCCTCTACGGACGCAAATAGCAAATCACAGAAGGAAGTCGAAATGACACAAGACGAAATTAAACAAATGGTAGCAGAAGCTACCGCTAAAGCATTAGCTGATCAAGCTACTGCTAAAGCCCTTGCCGATGCTCAAGAAGCTGAAGTGCAAGCCCGCATCAAGGCAGCAGTAGCAGCAGTTACTCCTACCGAAACTGGTGCAGAAAAACTACTTGCTGAAGTTGAAAAGCGTTTTGCTGAACAAGCAGATTCAACAAAATCAGTTTTAGAAGGCCTACAAGCCGCTTTAGCTGACAAGGCAAAAGAAATCGAAGCTATCCAAAAGTCAAAAATGACTTTTGCTGATAACAAATCTGAAGAAGTTCCTTATGCAGAAAAAGAAAAAGCAGTTATTCTTGCTACTGTAATGCGTAAATCTATTGGCGATACTAAGTTCGGTAAAGAACTTATTCAAAAATATGGTCAACATCTTCCAAGTGCTACATGGGAACTTGAAGTTTCCTTGAACATGGAACAAGAAATTCGTCGTAAATTGATTGTTGCTCCATTGTTCCGTACAATTGCAATGCAAACCAACGTGATGAAAATTCCGTTGAATCCTGAAGCAGGTCTAGCAAGCTGGGCTGCTCAAGATGGTAGCGATTTTGGTGCTTCTGCTAGTGCTGGTGGTACAACATCTACAAGCGGTGCAACTCCAGGTCAAGGCTCACCACATGCATTAAAAGAAATTACTCTAAGTTCATACAAAGTAGCTACAAAAGAGTATATGAACTACGAAGAAGAAGAAGATAGCCTATTGGTTCTTCTACCTATCATTCGTGATGCAATGGTTCGTCGTATTGCTCGTGCACTTGATCGTGCGTATTTACTAGGTCAAAATTCTGCTTCAGATCCTATCAAGGGTCTTGCAGCATATTCTACTAGTAGTTCAGCAGCTTTAGCTAATGCAGTTGCTACAGCAGTTACTGTTGCTAAACTACGTGGCTTACGTGCTAATTTAGGTTCATTGGGTCTTGATCCTGCTGATGTAACATATATTGTTAATTCTGACGTATATTACAATCTGTTGGATGATAGCACATTCCAAACAATGAACCAAGTTGGTCCACAAGCTACATTGCTTACTGGTCAAATCGGTCAAATCGGTAATAGCCCTGTGTTAGTATCTGGCGAACTACCAGCTAGCACAACCAATGCAAGCACTTCTTCTATTGCTAACGTTGGTGCTATGGCTATTTATACAGGTAACTTTGTGGTTGGTAACCAACGTGGTCTACGTATGGATACCCAAGAGTTAGTGGAAACACAACGTCGCGTTATGGTTGCTTCCCTACGTACCGGTTTTGCTCAATTGAGCACAAATCTTGGTTCTGGTGTAGCTTGCCTACGTTTCACAACCTAATTTTAGGTTTAAAGATGGGACTTCGGTCCCGTCTTTTACATACCTTGCGAGCAAGGTATGTAAAAGATAAAGGAAATAAATATGGGACTATCATTAGTTACTAAAGCAGAATATAAGACCTATCAAGGCATCTCTAGTACTACTAGTGATAATGCTCTTGATATTTTAATACCAAAAATTAGCGAATTAGTTAAATCTATTTGCCGTAGAAGTTTTGTAGATTACATAGATGATTTTAAAGTAGAGTATAGCGATGGTGGAACAAATACTATTGAATTAGCAGAAACCCCTGTAATTAGTATTATTAGTTTAGAGTATTCAACAGATTATGGAAAAACTTATACTACACTAGAAGAATTTACGCACTA